TTTCATTCTTCTTCCAAATACCTTTCTGGCCTATCAACGCCATAGTTCTCAATAATATATTCAATTGATTCACTTCTAGTATAACCTTGCTCAATCTTGAGGTTATAAATTACTTTCACTTGTGCGGATATGGTGTCCTCGCTGGCATCTATACCTTCCGCTTCCATTTCTTCTTCTGCTAATCTATCTGATTCGTAACTATCGTGCATAAATTTTGTCCTTCATGTTGTTTTAATACTACTCCCTTTTACCCTATTTGTCAATACGTTCTTAACTTTATATATTTTTAGGTATCAAAATTAATCCCTCTTTTTTTCCGTAAACTACGGAGGGGATTATCAGATATGCAAGGTGGTCAATGGTTAATATTTTACTATTAAATGAACCTTACTATTTGTAACCTATGATATTTACTACCATAGAAGAAAATATTTTATTAAGTGTATGAGAATGATGCAGGGTCTCCTCTACCCGACTAAGTCGGAAAAACTTCTGCACCATACTACTACACTTAATTGAATTGTTAAGGTTCAGTGGTCATTGACACACCTCACGTACTACGAGCCGTACGTGTAGCCATCTGATTACTTATTTACTGGCATTTTAATGTCTTCCAGTCGGTAGTAGCAACCGTCCCCAGACAATTAAAAAACCACCAAGCTTTCGCTAAGTGGATTTTTAAGATATTCAACTACGTTAAACATAACTATAGTAGCACAGTTTTGTTGTGCTGACAAGTACGTATTATTTAGTATAGTATTCATATCAAGTTTTATTATAAGGCCAACTTGCTTATAATTACAAGCCCTATTTTTTATTAATACTGCATTTAAGATTGACTAGTGCTACATAGCTTCCCAAAATACTGCTACCTACTAGAGATACTTTGTCTTTTTCCATCTCATCATACCTGAGATGTATGCTCTCTTCATTGTCATTTATGATGTAAAAATCTAATTTGTAACTATCAATTAATAGTTTTAGCAAAAATATGTTTTTATTTAAATTTTTCATGTAATTTATCCCCTTTTTATATTTTTCTTTAGTATTTCTATAATCTTTGGCTTTAGCATGGCTAAATCTTTTACCATAAAGTTAGTCGGTATCTGCCATCCGCCCTCTTGTATACCTATCCCGATTGAAACTACGTCTTTATTAGCATTGGCTAGGGCGTTTAGATGCTCTTTTTGTTCTTTTTCACCTCTATCCAATTTAGGCATATCTTTTTCAATCTTACTTTTGTCTTCTTCTTTGCCATTTATATCATAGTAGTTAGAACGGCCCTGGTCTGGTTTACCATCACTTAGCATCAATAGTATCTTCTTGCCTTTTACGCCTTTTAATACTTGATAGCCCCTATACATAGCATCGTAATCGTCATTTTCCTCATCACCGTTGTAATGATGTCTAGTCGATATATCGCTATACATATTAGTGTAATCTGGTTTTCCACCGAACTCTTTTAATATAGAGATGTTGTTATTAAACCCTATAATGCAAGTGTTGATGTTTATACCCTCAAAGTTCTTTACCAAAAAACAGGTCAACTCAGCTGCTAAAATACATTTGTCATTGCTACGCATCGAGCCACTCTCATCAACTAAAATACATATACTGTACTCTTTGTTTTTGCGAGCGACTTTCTGAGTAAATACCGATTTTGCCTGTGTTGGCACTTTAAATAGTGCTTTCATGTCCAATTTACCTCTAGAACGGCCACGTAATCGTCTGTCATATTTATTATCTAACATAACCGATTGTAACTTAGCCCTAAAGACTTTATCATCCATGTTTTTCTTAGCTTCTTCTGGTATATCTGATTTGCTAAGAGGTTTTGGCTCGTCTTTCTTTTCTTCTTTGTCTTTCATTCCTGCCAATAGCTCTGATAATGATTTGCTCATTGGCGATTCAGGTGGCTCTGTGGACTCACTAGAAGGCTCAGGTGAAGACTTAGACTCTTTTGGTGGTTCTAGTTGTCTTATGAAGTCTAGGTAGCCATCGCTGTCTGCCTTACACTCCCATACTGAGCCGTCCTCTAGCTTGACCTTGATATTTTGTATATCATCAAATTCTGGCATTAGTCCTCCTTAGAATGGTATATTTTCTAAATCAATAGCTTCGTCATCTTCATCACCTTCATCAGCGACTACTGGCTCTTTTGGCTTTAGATTGTCTAATATCTCTTTAGCAATCTGTTCTCGTAAATCTTGCTTAGTATTCTCAAAGGCCTTCTTTTCAGCTTTTAATTTCTTAAATTGGGCTTCTAGATATTCAACACTTAACTTACCGCCAACTTCACTATCTAATGAGATATATCGACCTGTGATGGCCTTATAAATCTCTCTGATAGCATCTTTATCAGCTGGTGCTTTATTCAAAACGCTAACTTTAAACGCTTCATCTGTATCTAGGCCTTTATTTACTAGATTTCCCCAGTAAATTAAATCCCTAGTAGAACAGGTGTAGTAGATTTTGTCCTTAGATTTGGCTTCTCGTAAGGCAATTGCAACATCAGCCATCATAGATGCTGTTGTATCGTCAATATCCGCCTTATCTTTTACAATCTTAGATTCTGTAGCACTATCTGGATAGTCTAATATCAAAATCATATTAAACCTAGATTGAAAAGCTTTATTTAGCTCTTTAGTACCTGCATATTCATCACAAGGATTCATAGTTGCAAAAAATCTAAAGTCTTCGTGAGGTTTTACAACTTCGCCTGAGTGTTGTGCTACTGTAACCATCTTATCGTCATCTAATAGTGAGTGAAGCACAAATAGGATTTCTGGCAATGCTACGTTGATTTCATCAACAATAAGCCATTTGCCTTCTTTCATGGCCTGTAGCAAAATGCCATCTCGCCATACTGTCTGGCCACCTTCTAGCTCATATTTACCAACAAATTCATCGACTGTAGTCTCACCTGTAAGGTTAAACCTAGCCCACTTCTTCTCATATAAATTAGCCTGTTCTCGTATGATAGTAGTCTTACCTGTACCAGTTTCACCAATTAGCAATACTGGCATATCATATTTAATTGCTATCTGTAACATCCGCTTATTATCATCTTGCCCAATGATATCATCACGTGTTAGTTTAATTTTACTTAGTACCACTTTCTTCTCCTTTGTTTTCTTAGTTTTAATCTCTGGTTTTGGTGTATTTACTAATTCTAAAGCATGAAAATAAACTCCACAACGGTCAATTCCACCAAAAACACAATCATCAGATATTTCTGTAGCTATAAACTCATGTCCTAGCCTCCATCCACACCCTGCATATCTATCACTGGCAACACATCTGACCCTATCGCCTGTTTTAAATTCTGTCATTATACCCCCTATTTATTCTTGTGCTATTGCTTCAATTTCAGCATCTTTATCTGCAATCCCTGCAATCACTAACCCTACAAATGTCTCAGCTATAAATTGCCCATTTGGGTTATCCCCTTCACGAGCAATAATCTTGTTTGAGATAGTTAATACTTGATTCAACATAGTATGACCAATACCATTTACTACGGCATATTTTACAATATTGTCTAGCTTAGCTTGCTTACGTACTTCACCATCTGTAATATGTTGTGATGCTGCAACCTCTGATGTTTCTTCTGAAGCATCTAAACAAGCCTGTTTTACAAGCTGTCCGATTTTATTTTGCTTTTCAGCTGCTTTCATAAGTTGTGCATCAACATCAGTACTTTCTACTTTTTCGCCATCATCTTCTGGTGCTAATTTCTTGTTTAACATTTCCAAAATTGCTTTGTCTAAATCTGTCATCTCGTCCTCAATTCTTTTTTAATAATTTGAATAATATATTTATGCAACTGTAATTAGTTTTTAGATTATGTATATTGTGTTCAAAACCCCCTTGTATGTTCAATTATCCATAGAAAGTTATCAATCCATATGAGTACACAAAGTATTGTTACCTCTGCAATAAGTAGAGTCGGTAACCATTTTATAGCCATTTTTTTATATCTATACACTTGCTACCTCCAATCTGTTATTCACGTCTAATAAATCATCTAACATAGCCCTATATACTTGCGTATCTGTCTTACGACCCCTGCTAATATGGTGATTAATCCTAGATTCAACGCTACTTTTTTCTTTGTGCAATTTTTCTATAATTGTAGCCATGTCTAATGGTAATCTAGCCCCATCAAGTTTTACATTAATGTAGCCACAATATCCCATAGCACCTTTAGCCCATCTAATATGTTTACCAGTGGTCGAGCTATAACCTGTATCATTTACAAAAGTCTTGCCATCGACTTCAAATAGCAATGGATAGTGATATCCATAACTATAAATATTGCCGTCATTATCTGCAAAAACACTTGAACAACGACGCTCTTTATATGAAGATATGCCATAGTTTTTTCTAATAAAATCTTGAGTTGTCATAATACCTCCTTGTAAAATTTTATTGCCAATTCTAGTGAACCTATTGAGCCTGGTGCAACCTCTGTATATGATGGTATTCGATTGCCATAATAATCTGAGCTAGGGGTTTCAGTTAATATACAAGCACCAACTTTTAGAGCGTCCATAGCACTACGACCTGCAAATCCCTCTAGTTTCCAGGCGTTACCGTTGTCAATCATAACCTGTAACTCTGAGTGCCCATTTTCTAATATAAATTTGTGTATCTGTTCATAAGCCATTGTCATTTTATTCTTCCCCCTCTTCATCTTTAATATCGTTTAAAATGTTTGTAATCTTATCAATCAATGTCTCATCAATATCTAAGGCGTTTTCTATATATCCACCATAGTTTTTTGACTTGTTATTAATTACGTATTTTATTAACTTTATCTTTTCTTCATCTGTCATAAGTTAGTCCTTCCAACTTTCACACTCGTAATAATTTATTATTTTTCATCTACCCTCCTATTAATCTGTATAAAATGATGCTGTTGATACACCGTCCCATTTTTTAGCGTCCCATATATACTCGCCAATTTTTGCCGTTTCATTTCCATGTCGGTCTATCTTGATACGCTTATTTTTATATATGGTCTCACCTCCGTCTCTTAACACTGGTTTTCCGTCTATAATTAGTGGCAATTCAACGCCATTTTGTCCATATCCATCATGTGATACAACTGACCGTTCAATTCTTGCAAATGATACGGTTTTTGCTGTCCGTTTGGTTACTAATAACCAATAGTTGTGTTGACTAGCATAAGAATATGTGGCTAACGCAATATCGCCGACTTGTAAAGTTGACATTATATAAACTCCAATTCTGCCACTTCATGGTATGCGATTGCGTCCTGGTGTAGCTCGTATTTTAATTTTTTGATAGTTTCAACAATGACTGTTTGGTCATCTGATATGATAATAGTAACTGATTCTTCTCTTACACCATGCCAATAGCCAATTGCGGGCTGTATTGTAAACCCCTCATGTCTTTTAGATAATAGAGATTCAATAATTGCCCTATCAACGTGTTTTGTCTTATTGTTTGCCCCAATGAACAACTCAAAAGTTTTCATGTGAAAAACTCCTATCCCAGTATAAATAATACTGTTACTAAAGTTATTAAAATACCCGCTATAAAAGCGAGCAATACGTCTGCGTCTTTTTGTTGTTTGTTTTCAGAGTACATGAGATTATCCCTCGATAAAGTTATTAGTTACGTGGTCATAATGACTGTAATATTTTGTAAAGCGTTATTGATATAATTTTGGCTCATGTTATACCTCACTTATCTAGTGCTTTATTACACCATTGAGACAATCCAGGTTATACCCTTAACTGATTATCTCGATGCTATAATCAAGCTACAAGCGATTAATTATCATCATGTATTAGCAAAAAATGGCGTAATATATGGATAGTAATCGCTTGCAACTTTTCACGTGTAAACTGTAACGCTAGAACCCGCCCAGTTTCGGAGCTTGTCAATATCTAGCGTTATCATCTGTATTAATCAGAATTTTATACTCTAGCTCTGTTGTTAGTGGTTAACCATTGAATGATAGGCGTAGTGTTGCATACGTACTTACAATAACGGGTGCTTATAGTATAGGTGGATATCGTGGCAATCACTTGGTTATGCTATTGCCACTATCCTTGATTAAATTGTTAAAGTGCTTTGTCTTTACTTGGTAGATAATCGCTTATCTGTAGCTATCTTATCAGATTATGTTCAGTTTGTCAATACCTTTTGTGATAAACTTAGTACAATATGACTATAGTTATAAATCCTCGGGTGTTGTCTGTTCATAATTTGTAAAATTGCTTAGATAAACTGTCTTATCCATTTATAACTATACTCGCTATTCTTGTATAAGTCAATACATTTTGAGTATAATCTTTATAATGTAGCACTACCTCTGTTATATCTGTTAGATGCTATACAATACCCGCGCCATAGTATGGATATATATGTTTTATCCTATAGATAGCTACTATATTACTTGGGTTCCTGCTATTCATACATTGCTATACTGAATGAGCTGAATAGTTACGGCTCAATCATACCCGTACCCAGTGCTTTTTATACACCACCCCTGTTATATACGTATGCTTTCACCCCCTTGACCACAACTTTTTTTGGCATTTCACCTTAAGAGACCACCAGATGAACTAATAACAGTAAAAAGAGCGGTATACCATATGTATAATTATGTATGTACATGTATGTATAAATATGTATACTTATGTATATGAGTAAACAAATAATGGTGTCAGAAGAACTATATACACTAATAAAAGATGAGGCAGATTTAAATTGCCGTAGTCTTTCGGGACAAATACAATATTATATAAACAAATCAACAGATAAAACAAGGATGGTAACGCAACATATGGACCTACCCCCCGTAGATGTTCTGACTAAAACTATCCATACTGAAGTAGGGTTCGACCAATATGGCCTACCAATTTATAAGGACGTACCTATAGAGACTTATACTATAGATGAGGGTATTAGTGCCTTACAGGGGCGTACTATCGTCCAAATCCTCACGGATATCAATAAAAGGAAGCAAACGCTCACACAGGACCTTAATTACTGTCAGGATGCAGATACTAAACTCCAAATAGAAGCAGACGGCAAAGAAGATTTAGACGCATTATGGGCCGAATATAAAGAAGCGAAGGCCAGATAATGCCATACGTAAAATATAAGAACAACTGTAACGTATGTATGGCTTCTAAATTAGATGCTGGGCTTAGAAAACGTATTAGATATGCAGCTTTTAATCGCCAACCAGGGGATGAAACACTAGGAAATATAGCCGAAGAGTACGGTATTTCCACTCATTCAATGTATAACCATGCTAAAAAGCACATTTCTCCAGTGGAAACAGAGACCCATAAAGAGGTAAAGGTAGCTAAAAAAACCATAGAAATACAGGCTCAAGTCCAAAAAGACCTTGAACTACAACTTAGTAGGGAGACTGTGGATGAAATTGATGCCCGACCTATCGAAATAGTAGGGGTAGATGAACTTATTGCTCAGGGAATACAGAAAATCAAAGAAGGAAAGATGCAACTTACCACCACCACCTTCCTAGGAGCTGTAAAATTAAAAACCGACTGGTCTGCAAAGCAGCAAACCAATAAAATAGAACTTATGCGAACAATAACTAACTTTCGTAGTGGTAAAAACAAACAAATTATAGAAGGAGAAATAGATGAACCTACCGACGGACCTACAGGATGTATTGATACAGGGGAGGACGAACCCAATCTTATTTTCAGAAAAACTTTTGGGCATGCCCCTACACAAGGGTCAGAAGAAGTACCTTCGGGACACGACGAAACTCAAGAAGAAGATTAACCTACTTACCTGTGCCAACCGATATGGTAAATCTGTCCTAATTGCTATTATTCAGATACATAACCACTTCTATAAATTAGGTATGCCAGAAAGTGTTGGTGATTCTAGTGCTTGGGAAAAGACCGAGTACCGTACAGCCAATTTAGCACCTCATTCATCTAACACCGAGGCAGTATTCAAGGCTATCCATCAAATACTTACGTCTTCATTCGCCTATACAGACGGAAATGGCAAGTTCGTAAATAATAAATGTCTAATTGAGTGGTTTTATCTACGTGATAAAACTCTAAATACACCACCATACAAGCAATATTTCGAGGGTAACTCCTATATTGAGCATCGTTCATTAGGAGCTGACCAAGGTGGGTCTATTGCAGATAAACCATATGGATTAATTACCTATGATGAGGGTGGGCGTTCAAATCACCTAGAATTAGAGGTTCGTGGTGTTATTCTAGCTCGTTTATTCGACTGGAATGGACCATTACACATCATTTCAACCCCTTCGTCAGACTCTAAGAGCTCACTTTACTACTACCAGCTCTATAAAGACGGTCTTATTGGTATAAATAACACCTACACAATGACAGGTAGTCTACGAGATAACACATTCTTTACTCCAAAACAGATTCAAGAGCAATATGACCTCTATAAAGATGACCCATTACGTGACCAGGTTCTAGAGGGTAAGTTCGTCTTCGGTGGAGATACGCTATTTGATGGTGATTCGATACTTGATGCCCAAGATGAAGCCTTAAATGGAGGTATTCCATATCAGCCAGGCCATAGGTACGTCACAGGAATAGATACAGCCATCGGAAGTGATGAAATGGTCTTTACTACACTAGATATAACAGCAAAACCGTACAAATTAGCTAATGAAGTGGCTTTTAAAGGTAACTCTAGGAGCCCACAGATGCACTTAGATGACCTAATGAACGTATTAGCTGAGTATTACCATGAAGGCAACCTTTTTATTCTTCTAGAAACGTGGAATGGAGAATCTGTCCGTTTTTATCTGGACCTTCCACCATGGGTACAGTCAATTACACAGACATATGGGTCATGGGCACCTACTAAATTGATAACAGACAACCAAAATCCACTGAAACCTAAGCCAAATAACTCCAAAAAGGCCGATATGTTGGTTTCATTACGCAAATTACTATCCGCTAGGGAATTAAAGATACCTAAAAACAACACTAAACTAACAGACCAACTAGCAATCTATAGTGAAGATGATGGAAAATTAAAAACAGACCGAGTTATGGCACTAGCACTAGCCTGTCATAGAGCAAAAAACTTAGATGTGGTACAACAGCCATCATGGGTGTCGATGGACTGGTAATAGTTGTATTTATTTATATTAATAATAGTGGTAAAGTAAAAGCAAACCTAATCGAGTAAATAAACATGAAAAATGAACAAAAAGAAACAGAAAAAGAGTTTGTCCAATCAGTCTTATCGGCATTTAATGCCACCCAGAGCGAAGCATCTGAGCGAAATGAAAGAATATCTAGAAACGATGGCTTTATATATGGTGAAGAGATTAAAAAAGCATTAGATATACCTGCTGGGCATGATATTACGCCTATTAACTGGTTACGACGCACTGTAGAAATACATCGTGCACAGTTTATGGGTAAAGGATTCTCTTTCGACAGTTCTTACGATGTTCTCGATGTAAAAGTAGATGACGAGCAAGAGAAATCACGCCGAGTAATGGAAAATGACAAAAAGAAATCATACGCTGAAATTCGTAGGGCGTTATGTGAAACAATAAATGAAGACAATGGCTCTGATGCTTTCTGGTCAAGTGCTGCTGAAAACGCATCTGCTGTAGGTGATACAGTCATAAAAGCTTGGTATGACAAAGAAGAAAAGAAATATATTATTCAACAGATTGAATCAATCGAGAACTTCTATGTTATTTGGTCACGTGATGATTATAGGAAGAAAGATGCTGTAGCATTTGCCTATCAAATTACTCCATCAGAAGCTATCAGACTATATGGAGTGCCAAAAGAAGTTGCCACCAGCCCATTAGGAAGCCCTTTTGTATTAAAATCAGGCACAAATAGCCAATCACAATCGTCACAACAGATGGTTTCTATAGTAGAAGTCACTGGAAAGTTTGCTGGATTCAGGGTAGACAAGGATAACAATATCCAAGAGTGCCGAAAAGGTGATGAGAACGAATTTAACACTATTATTGTTGGCAATGAAGTCTATCAAGTAATATCTGACTGGAAAAGTATGCCAGAATATTACATCTTACCTAACAAATTAGCTCGAAAACGTGCTTGGGGTCTTCCAGACATCACAAACACTGCCATTGAAATAAATATGACGTTTATTGAGGCCTTATCTGACTGGAGAACTGTCTCTAGTAAGGTAAATTTCCCTAAATATAAAGCCTTTGGGTTCCCAGTAGGGGTACAACCTCCAAAACCTAAATCTAGGACTGTAGAATTTATACCATTAGCAGAAGGCCAAGACATCCAACCTATTGCTATGAACCAATCAGCTAGTTTAGCTGAGGTAGACTTCCGCAACCAACTAGAAGAGATGCAAAACCAGTATGTTCGTGAGGTAGGCATATCTAGACAACTATTTGATATGCCAGATGCTGTAGGAAATTCAAATCCTGCAATGTTGACTGCTATGAAATCAGTATCTGATATTACAAACGCTAAACGTGAACTATGGACTCCAATTATTAGGAGTATTTTTGAAGATGCTATTAGAAAGATTGCTGAACATGATTCAAACATAAAAGAAGTTATTTCAGATGAGGATTGGAGAATAAAGATTTCCTTCCCATCAGCAATGAACTCTGATGACCCATCTTATACTTCTGGCCAATTGAATATGTTCAATACTGGTGTCATATCACTACAAACATTACTAGAAAACCTTGGCTATGATAAGCAAGAAGTTGATAGGATTAGAAGTGAGATGGAAGACCCACTAACAGCTGCTATCCATGGCCACTTACTAAATGAATTAGCTGCACAGAAGATTAACCCACCTTCAGACAAACCTGCTGAACCTAAAGTTAGTATCAACCTACGTGGTAATATGTCTCCAGAACAAGAAGCAAACTTGGCTTCTAATAATCCACAGATTGCAAACGGGCCTTTCCCACTTACTACAAGTCCACAAGGTAACGCTGGCCTAACGGCTACAGATAACCTTATGAACCAGGGTGATATTACGGGTAAGCAAAATGCTGGTGGTATGCCAATAAACAATCCAGTACCTAAAAAGGGTGAAACTGCACAACCACAAGAACAACCTATAGTCCAAGGACCAACAGCTAACCAATCAGGTGTTGGTATTATGAGCCAACCAGGTTCTGGAGCAACTCCAGTGACGGCACAAGGTAGTGTGGCCCAACAAGCCCAGAGACTAGGAGCTTAATATGCCAACTATGGGGAATACAGGAGCAAGTTCACTTGTTAAAGCCTCTGCTAGTGCATCAACAGCTATAGCAAACTATAAAGATAAGGTACAAGCTGCTGAATGGGACTCAAGTGCCCAGACAGATGCTGATTACCAAGCGTATACACAGTATTTGAGTGGTCGTTTAGAGAAGACCTCTAAAATAGGTACCCTAGCTGGGGCTTCTGCCTCGGTAACGATACAATCAACCATAAAATCAGTTAATAGAAGCTACACTAGCAACATTATACAAAGAACACAGCAATCTGTGATGAATGGCGATGCTACCTCAACAAATAAACTAGAAACAATTAGAAATCTGTACTATGCAGCTCTAGATAATGGTGATAATAACCTTGCCCAAAATCTGTACACACAATATCAGACATTAGACCAACAAATACAATACGAAGCACAGACGGCAGCTACAGCCAATGTCGCACTAGCAGAAAAGAATACTAAAGCCCAAGCTAATGGATACACAAGTGCCATAGCAGAGTTGGAAGATGCAGTTCAACAAATGTTTTCTACTATTAAACAGGGTGGGCAAGCTGGTCTTACTGCAAAACTTAAAGAATACGCAGCTGGGCTAGGTATTGAGTTACCTACAGGTGCAGCAGCAACTGACGGAACCTTAGTAGAAGGTGCTATCAAAACGATTCGTGAATTATATGGTCTCGCTGCCCAGTCAGTATCAGTCACAGACCCTAACGGTAAATATTCAGACTATATTTCAGCTATCAACCAAATAGATGCTGGTACTAAGTCAGTAGCTGGTATGAACTTACAACAAGCACAAGAATGGGCTGCTAATCCAAACGCTTTCTATCTAGATGCAACTGGCACTGGTGTTGTAGGAACTAAAAAAGACGGAACATTGATATATGGAACGACCTATAAGCCAACTAAGGCAGCCGTAATCGGGTACCAGTATGATGTTTCTGGAAATATTGTTCCCGTGTATGCACCTAATAATATTGTGAATGAAGCCATTGCAAGTAACACAGATAAAGCAAAAGACAACACTATAAAAGAACTAGAAGCACTAGGATTAAATGTAGACATTTCAAATAACGGTCAAATAACCGTAGCAGCATCTAGCGACAAAGCCGAAGCTCAAATGTTTAGAGACTTGGCTAATAAGTATGGACTAGGTGAAGGAAATGAGTTCATTGCTACTAAAGATGCCTCTGGTAACTACCAATTTGCTCCAGTATTAGACAGTGGTTCAAACCAACGGGTCTTCACATTAGCTAAAGATATAAATAGTAAATATGCATTATATTCACAAGAATATGACTCTACTATAGGTGCCCCTAAGTACAATCTAATAGGGACATCAGATAAGAGTTATAACGCACTAAGTAATAGTGTGGTTAGCTCTACACAAACAGGAAATGTCCTTACTGAGTTGCAAAAATCATTTGTAAACTATTCTACTATGGCAAAGGGCGAGACTGAAAACAGTATTATACCTTCAATAGCTAAACAATATTTCAATGGTGACACAAAAGCAGCTGCTGATGCAGTTTATGCCTATCGTAAGCCTCTAGAGCAGCCAAGTACGGCAAACTCTGGTGCTGGGAAGATAAATACACTTACAAATGTCACAATGACTCCTACGTCTCCAGCAGTTAAAGCACAAATAGCAGCACAACCAGTAACAGTTGCAAGTACAGCAAGAGCAAATATGAATAATATAGCTGGTCCTACATTTAGTCCAGGACAAAATACAATTAATTCAGCACTTAAAGCATCCTTCACTGATTACAAACTAAAACCAAAGTTCTATACTGAGAATGTAGTTATAAAAGACATCGCTAATAAGTTTTATAGCGGTAACACAGACGCAGCCAAATCAGTAGTATATTCATATCGTAAAACAAACTTTGGAGAATAATAATGGGTGCATACGAAGACTTAAAAGCTAACGGAAAAGTTAAGGGATTTCAAACACCAGGCGAAAACGTAGCTGGTGTAGTAAATAAACTGGCTCCATATGCTACTACCTACACTACAGCTACCAACCTTAACCGTGCATCTGTGCAAAAACTAACAGATAATTCTCCTAGTCAAAACTATGTAGAACAATTTGGTAGTTTTGTTGGAAACATTGGAAAGCAAGTAGGCGGTATGGCTGTGGATGCCACTAAATGGCTTGCTCAGTCAGCCGTTGATTCTTTACACAATACTGCTACCTTTGTATATGACGTAGCAACTGCCCAAATGGACATAGCCGATAGGACGAAGGCAAATGAGGATATAAATAGGCAAATAACTGCTATTGATGATAAGAGAAAC